GCCGGTAGCTACTGCATCCAGAAGTATTTTCCTGATTGATTGTTCTGCATTATTGCCTAGATTCCAAATGCGTTCTGACAATTTAATGCCATGCCTTGTTCTAGCCCAGAGAGCTTCCACAGCTCTAGTATTGACATCCCCAAAGCCTCTCTGTACTTGCATGGCATTAAAGGGCAATCCCGGACTAGATAAGACGTCTCCCAAGTAAGCTTGGAGAGGATTCATCCCTATTTTTACCGACTCGGCAATACCTTCTCTAAATTTACTTTCTACCCTGCTACTAATCTCTTCAGCTTCTCTTCTAAGGCTCTGCTCTAGTGCTGACATATGGTTTCTGGTCAGAGGGCCTATAGAATCTGGGAGGTTGCGTATATCATTAGCTATCCTTTCGGCAGAGTTAATATATACTTGTTTTAGCTCAAGGTCTTGTTTTAGTCTGAGTTTAAGGAACTCACTCCTAGAGTTGAGAATATGCTGATAAAATTCTTTGCTATTCTCACTCTGTATCCTTTTTATATTCTTCCAAAGCATATCATCTAATCTAGCTTGTTTGGCCATGCTTAAGCACTCCTATCAAGTTCATCCATTTCACTTAAAACTTTATCTAGGAGTTCCTCTTCTTTCTCCGCATATAAGCCATCCTCAAGCCTTGCTCTTTGAAGCTTTCCTTTAAGGATACGGATTTTCTCTCCTGGTACTTCATCGTTGTCTGTCTCGTACGGTTGCATGGTGTCTATATAGTATCTAAGGTAATTTACCGCGGCTTCGTCACTAATTAGTTCTGCCATTACCGCTTTACTGAGAGCGTTTACAACATTTAATATGGTTTCTGCTACATCTTTCTCGTCTCTTGGGTCAATCTCGTCCCAAACAAGAGACACATCATAGCTTGAATAGGTTGCACCTTCAACCTTGGAGTTCATAACAAGTAGCATTTGTGCTAGTTCTTGCCAAGATTCAGTAAACTGTTCTCTCTTTCTCTCTACTTTTTTAACGAGCACAGGCATCTGTTCTTTTACGCTTGCTTGGCTAGAAGGTGTGTGTACACCAAAAGCAAACTCTGGTGTTTCGCTGAAATCAACAAGGCAATAAAAAAGCAGCTTGAGGATACTCTCAGCTGATCCTATTGCAGTGTTTGGACCTTCAAATTTTAGATCGTCATTTGGTTCTAACATCCAGAAGTCTTTGTTTTGTAGATCGATAGGACCTTTATTAGCTAGTTCTTCAGCACTTTTGACACCGAAGTTATTCATAACAAATTTAGTGAACTCTTTTATTTTTGCTACAAGTTTTGGTGTGCTGTGTAGCTTATTACCTTGGATGGCTTGTAACATTACGTCATGATAGGCTTTTATAACAGGCTCGATAACCTCTAAATCGCTTTGACCATACTCAGAGGTATCAGTAGCTTCATTTTTAAAGTGCACAATTGGTATGAAACCCCACGTATTATCGTCTTCTGTATCTTCTACTCCAGGCGGCTTATCTTTGCTAAACTTTATAATACGTTTATCTGCTGTAATACTTTGCGTAACGGTATAAGTATGTTTTTTTCTATTCTCATCATACCAATCATATTCGCCTTCTAGGATGTACTCAATGGGCCTTCTTGTTATAGGATCTCTATTGATTATTGCTATTTGTTCAGGTGGAATGATGTTAAACCTGAAGCTAGCCTTGTTATCATTAATTAATGGTAAGTGTGATTTCTCTCTGGTTATCCATACATAACAGTCACCCAATATCAGTGAGTCTCGATGCGTTTTCTGTTGCTTGGTTATATTGCTATTAAAAAAGGTTGTTAAGAATTTTTGAGCTTCCTCATCAGGACATTTAAAGCCCGGTGTGCCCATGAATCCAACAGTAGTATTAATAATAGGTTTAGCAAAGCCAGCTCCTAGTTTATACTTTTCGTTAGCATTGTTATATATTTCTCTAGTAAGGCCATAATCTACTTTATCAGCTGAGTTTAGCTTGTATTCCGCCGTACTACCTATTACTCTTACTGTATTTACCCTGCGTAGTTTAGATATTTCGCCAAAGGGCCAACTCCATTTAGCCATACAATCTCACCCCCCTGAATACGTCATATAAATCACTATCTCCTGAACCATTAGGTGCAAATGCTAAAACGACTGCGTCAGCTCTATCTGGAGAGCGTCCCAGTCGCTTTTTCATGTCTTTTTTTGATTCTATTTGTATCTGGCCGTTGCTGTTATATCTGTACTTAACGCTGGATAACTCAAAGAGTAGCTCGTCATCAGGTGGTAACCCAATCGGTGTGGGGTTCTTTGCCGGATCTGGATCGAGCATCTCTCTTAAGTTCCACCAGAGTTCACTGCGTAAGTTACAAAACCTCTCTTTGTCTATTGGTGATTGAGATACATTAATACCTGTAACAGGGTATCCTTGTTCGTTCAATCTATCAACTACACCTGCACCAATGCCGATTACGTCCACTTTGATGTGGGTAGCTTCATAATAATGGTATCTTTCAATGCTTATACCAGCTACTTCCATAGTGTCATGCTTAGATATTATTTTTAACTCCACTATCTTATATCCCTTACGTGGTGCAATAACTGAACTATCACTGCCAAAACGTGCTACGTCTATACCCAGTTCTATAGGTGTTTCTTCTGGCATATCTTCCCATCTCTCCATAGCTGCTTCTACCCAAGCTAAGGGGATAACGGTGTCATCTGCACCGCTTGGGAATTGACCTTTTGCACGTGCTTGGTATGCCGGTGAAGTAGGTCCCCAACTCCTGTATTTATCTGCTACCCAGTCAGGAGTGATTAGCTTAGGAAATGGTAACGGTCCTGTAAGCTTCTCCTCCCAAGTACCGTCTGCTATATCATCCTCTTTTATTCCGTACATTGTGAAGTTAGGTGTGTCGTAAGGAGATATAGCTATTCTATTCCATCCGGGTGTCTGAAAAGCTTTGTAGAAGGTTCCACCTATTTCTGTAGGGTTACCTAGTAGCAGTAACCGGGAGTGTTCGGAGGTTAATACACCTTCTATACCCTCAAATATATCTTCAGGTACTCCTGCAGCTTCATCAACCACCACCAGAATGTTAGATTCGTGGAAGCCTTGGAATCTGTTTGGGTCATTAGTAGAAAGACCAGCCGCATACCATTCATCTTGTACTATCTGTATCTCAGGTGACTTTGGTAAGAGGTTACCCCCTAGGTCTACCTTAGCCTTCCTGTAGCTTGAGCGAACCTCTTTCCAGATAAGTTTTTCTACCTGTCTCCATGTTGGAGCAGTGCTAAGCACAATGCTTGGAGCAAACGAGTAGAGAAACCAGAGAATTGTATTCCCCGCAATAAAGCTTTTGCCAACACCATGACAGCTCCTAACGGCTGTCTTTTTATTATCCCTAACGCTAAACATTATTTCTTGTTGTTTAGCCCAGGGTTTAACATCTAGTATCTCATTACAAAACCAGACTGGATCCGAACGCATTCTTAATACTACATCTTTTGCTGATTGTTTGTTAATCATAGATCATCACTGCCAAGCATTACTAAGCCCACTAGAGTATCCAGGTTACCAGCCTTGCCTGTTTTACCTGTTTCTTTCTCTAACTTGTGCTTAAGTTCAATAAATTTACCCTTACTAAGTTGCACTTTAGTCAGTGCTTCCTCAATGCGCTGGATGCGTTCTAGGTTGGCTTCCAAGCGGAGAGATTCTTTCTTGCCTATGCCAAATACAGTTTGTTCTTTGATAAGGAAATACTCCACCTCTGCAAAATCTATTCCTGCTAGGTCGGCAATACGCTTCATCATACGTCGTTCCCTTATCTCGATGAGCCTTATCTCGTTATCAACTTGCTTAAGCTTGTCGAGCTGAATCTGATGATAGAGCTCCTTCTCCTCATCATCGAGGGTGTCATACCATATAGTCTCATATTCTCCAGTCACTACAGCACTCTTATTGTCAGTAGGTCCTCCTGGTTTCAGATCGATAAGAGGATATTCTTCTTGTCCTTCTGCATTGCTCTCTGCATCATCACTATGATCTGTTGCAACGTTTTCATTCTTTTTTTTATTACGTTGCGTTGCATTTTTCTTTTTGTGTTGCGTTGCGTGTTTATCGTTGCTTTGGCTCGGCTCTATGTTCTCTTGCTTCTGCCATCCTTCCCTAGCTTTACGACTGCGTACTGTGCCAGGTTTAAGACGGTGCTTGTCCGCAAGAGCTGTTAACGTAATGTCTGTTGTTTCGAACTCTTTTCTAATTGCTACCCAGTCGATTTCATGGGACATGCCACCACCTCTCTCTGAATTTAGCTATAAATTAAAAGAACGTCAGATGAATTAATCGGACGTTCTTTATTGGTTTGTAAAAAAAGTTTATGGCCCACATTGGATATTACTTTAGGGGCATGGATCTGAGTTACTTTTTTGAAAAATATTTCTCATAACAAATATATATAGGCTTTTTTCTCTAGCCACTATCTGGCCACCCATTCGTGGGTGGTTTTTTTATTGATAACCTTGTTGCTTTTTTTGAAAGGTGAGCTAGAGATTGAGGCCTTCTGTGCCTCTAAATATATTTTTAAGGATTGGTGAACCAATGAGAAAAGTAATGTTCAAAATCACTAATTTTTTGTTGAATCATTGTGACGTTTTCTTCGCTGTTGAACTACTAGAAATTATTATCAGATTTTATGATGTTATGTCTGAAAAGGTTATGGTTGTAAGAGTTTTATTATGTTTTGAACTATTATACAGGTGTTATTGTTTAGGTAGTCGTTTGAAACGCTCTTAGAATTGATTTTACAACGTCTTACCAGCTAGATAGGCATGAAAAAAGGCTACATAATGGCAATGTAGCCTTTTTACCTTGGGAAGACAAGCAAAGGAGGTATGAAGTATTGATAATTACATTGACACAGGCAGGGATTTGCACCCTGCATCATTCTCCCGATATTTAAAAGCGACCAGCATTACCTGAAACGTCGGGCTAGTTTAAGGCTAGAAAACTGCATATCTTTTCTGCCACTGTGTCGTATTGGAGCCTCTTGCAAGAATCGAACTTACATTTACTGTTTACAAGACAGTTGTCTTACCATTAGACCAAAGAGGCTTAATGGGCAGGGTAGCACGATACGTATGGCCCTGCTCCGGGTGAGGAAAGAAAATTGGGTTTTGTAATTTTTCTTGCAGGGCCTTTAGGTGATGTAAACTTATCAGTAGTTCCCAATATCATAATATCACGTATAATGTGACAAACTGTTCGCTTTTTGTTCGGAATTTGTTCGGAATTTGTTCGCCGATGTTACTCCACGTTAAAATAAAGGGCAAATCTTTCCATTATGCTATTTCTTATTTCATAATAAGTAGTCCGGCCAACATTTAGCTCTCCTGCCACTTCTGTGTGGTTTAGGTTATTCTCGAAGTACTTTAATCTTATTAATTCCTTCTCAGTTTCATTTAGGGTTGACATAACGTCATCTATCCCGTCAACCCAATAAGCATATTTCTTCATTTTTCTTTCGAGCACCAATATCTTTATAGCTTTATTTTCCACATTGCTATCTTGCTGAAATGTAGTAGGAGGTGGTTCTTCACTCCATTGCTTAGTCCCTGTCCTTATATCCACGATCTGCTCTTCGCAGGCTTGTACTGCTTTTTTAAACACAGGATATTTATATAGCTTCTTTTCTATAAAATTTATTGTTTCATGAGGAAGTCGTTCATTTTCATATGCTATTAACACATTAACACCTCCTGCTCTGTCTTTTAAGCTCCCTTAAATGCTTTGTCTACTCCATATTCAAGCATGTATTTACCTGTTCGAATGAATATCTTACATCCGCACGAGCAGGTTAATTCTCTGTTATTAAAGGGAAATGTCATATGCAGTTTATTCTCGACACCACATTCAGGACATTTGCTTTTTATTGTTAGCCATGCTTCATTTGGAAAAGCATATCCCTTCATTGCTTATCACTCCTTGAGTTGCTTTGTAAATGTTATGCTACTAATACCCCGTAGACATGGTATTTATCCGCAAAGGTATCTCTGCCAATTGTCTCTGCTTCGCTATGATGGCCTCGGCATAGACATATCTTCCTGTGCTCGCTATCGTCATACTTCTTTCTATCCCTACCCATGCCAATAGCATCCCAATGGTGTACTTCCCCTGGTTTCCCACATAGAGCGCATACTTCATTCTTTATGGTTAAACGAATGTATCTTTCTATATCGTCTAATCCGTCGGCCGGGTTTTCAGATAGTGGTACGCCCATTCTGAAACAGAGCATTAGAAGGTATTCTATATAGTCAGTTGCTAATTCTTTTGAGCAGTTACTAAGAGAGAAGTACTCGTATTTAGTAACTTGGATAAATCCTAGTTTTGTTTCTTCTTTAACGCTTTCGTGGTCCTGGCCTGTATAGTCCTCAATATCCTTATAGATTGCATATATTTTCCTACGTTGTTCTTGTGATATTTGCTTTAGCCTTTCTAGCTGTTCGGCAGCATCGATTCCTAGGTTAACCTGCAACGGTTTATCTGTGAAGTTTACAATACTGCTCAACAATATCTTGGTATTTTTTTCATCTAAAGTTAATGTTAGTTTACTGCCTCTCTTTAAAGTCCTGAGGTTGTCTATTTCGCAGTTAAATATCACTCGACCACCTCCTAGCTTTTACTTATCTTCTGCAATTACAAGTTTGCATTTGTTTTCTAATTCTTTAACTTGAGCTTCTGCTTTCATCGCTCTCTTAATCGCTTGTGGCCAACCTTCCCTAGCTTCGGCAATAAACTCTAAATCAGCACCAGGGTTAGCATCTTGCCCTTGTTTGTAGACTTTGCCACTACCGAAGAAAGAAGTAGTAGCTATAAGCCTGTTAGTTATACCTTCTTTTGGGCCTATATACCAAGGGCCTTTAGTAGCCCTATTGCAAATTTCTAAATCCTTCTGTAAGTCTCTTGCCATTTCTGAACCTCCTCGAGCAGGACTAAGCCTGCTCTTTTTCTTTACTTGCTAACTCAAGGAAATATTCTTTGAAACATTCGCCAGCGTTATCGTCACAATCTTCAGATTTTGAACATACACTCCCGTGGTCAAATGGGCAGGAACCAGTAATATCAGCGACAAAGTCACATGCTTCTTCGAGTGCTTTCTCTGCCTTCACCGCTCGCTCTAAAGCTTTTAGCCATTCACTTGAAGCCTCTTCTGCCAACTTAAGTTTTATGTTGCTAAGCACCTAGCGCTTCCTCCTTAGAAATTCGCTCAAAGTCGATTACCCAACACCATGGATTAGCATCCCAACCGTATAATGGTAGGTCTTTCTTTTTGATTGTGGAGTTCCAGAGTGTTTTATATTTATGATGAGCTAATGAAGTAAAAGTCTCTTTATCTTGGTATATAAGCGGGTTATAAACAAATCTAAGTCCTTCTTTCTCTACTTGGTATCCTGTTATATCTTGCAACCTCTCAACCCTTACATAGGTAACTCGAAGAAAGATTCTTGCTAGTTCTTCTGGCATGTGGGTTGATGGTTTCCACTTACTCCATTCATCCCATATAACGTTCGGGGCATCGGGATGTAAATTACATCCGTTTTTATAAAGTCCGTTACCTCCTGCCCTGTACTCAATCTCTCTAACCTCGTCTATGGGATAAGCTTCTCCTGTACCGTACTTTGCGTAAGCCATTCCCCATCTATCTTTCCATGTTTCCTTTACATAGAGAATGTCTCCGATTTTATATCGTGGTCTCCTGTTGTCGATAATACCTCCGTATTCGTCTTTTCCCCAACTGTAGCAACCTATGTTTTTTTTACGTGTTGAGAACGAAGTAAATCCTAGCGGAATTGGTTGTGTCGGCTGTGGTTTTATTACTCTCCTGTCGACCGACTTGCGTTTATCTAGTAACGCCCACACCATCTTGGTGTTAAATATAATCGGTTTAAGCATCTACTCCACCTCCAGCAACTCGGGGCTGTCGTGAATGTTGCCTATAACTTCATAAATTTCTGGGCTTAGAAGCAATGTTTTGCTTTCGTGAGTCCTAACTTCGCCTTTATGTGTTTGTTTTGTTATCCCTTGAAAGCCAGTCATGCCTTTATCTATTTTTATTACCCCCACTTGTTCGCGAATGAGTACGCCCCCGGGTTGCTCTATTGTGCCTCTGTAGCTCACTATATCGCCCTCATAAATATCAGTACCGTTCTTGTCTGTTAACCCTGTGTCTTGCATAAGTGGAAAATCTTCTTTGATGTCCATATCAGGATAAGTCTGCATATAATGTCCGTTTGCTACCACTGCATTGTTTATCATTTTTTTGTTTTCGATATCCCAAGCCCTAAACTTGATTTTTCTAACCATTTATTTCACCTCCAACAGCTCTGGATTGTCGTGAGCATCCCCAACAACTTCAATATCTTCTTTATCAAAACGACTATCGAAAGGATAGATTTCGTTACGAATTAAATTTTTAAGAGAAAAACGGCTATTTTCACGTTCCCAAAAAACGAGGCTAAGAACTCTGCTG